TCCTGGAGTGCCACACCCTGGGCAAGCCCCATTCCGGGTGGGTGCATGTGAGCTATAAGGCCGGGGCCAACCGCCGCCAGGTGCTGACCTATTCCGGCGGTAAATATTTTACCGGCCTGGTGGCCTAAGGAGGACGCATGGGACTTGATTTGACAGGCCTTGGATCGGCCTTTGATTTTGCCGGCGGACTTCTGGACAGGTTTTTCCCCAAACAGATGACTGAAGCGGACCGGGCGGCGATGCAGGCCAAGTTGAGTCAGGCCATTGACGAACGGGACGTGCAGCGGGACGCATTGAAACGGGACATCATTGTGTCGGAGATGAACCAGGCGGATGCGTACACCAAACGGGCGCGGCCCAGTGTGGTTTATATGGGCCTGGTGTTCATCGGTCTGGTGCATGTGGTGTTTCCCATGGTGTTCTATTTTGCCGGATTGTTTAAAACCGAAATGCCCACGCTGCCGTTACTGGCGCTGCCCCAAGAATTCTGGTGGGCCTGGGGCGGGGTCTGTTCCGTGTGGATGGTCGGACGCAGTGCAGAGAAGACGGCCCAGGCCAAGGGCGCAGCCGCCAAGATAATATCCATGATCACCGGAAACAAGGGGATGTGATGGATGAGTGCGATATTGCCGCCGGCCATGAGCAATTTTTACGGAACAAAGCCATTGAAAAGGCCCGGAACGGATATGACCAGCCCGGCTGTAGTGAGTGCATTGACTGCGGGGAGCCAATCCCCTTGGCCCGGCGAAAGGCAATGCCGGGATGCTGCCGGTGCCTGCCGTGCCAGGCAGTATTTGAGAGGGCGTCGTGATTGATTACAAGGCGTTGCAGTTCTGGTTCATGGTGATTTCGGCAGTGGTCAATGTCGTTGTCTGGCTGGGTGTCTGGATCACGAATAAAGACAAGGCACACGGAAAGGATGTTGCCGCAGTCAAGTGTGATATCCAAAAAGTTGATAAACGCGTGATACGCCTGGAAGAGAATAAGATCGGACACCGTGATCTTGCCGCTGTGTATGACCGGATCAACAAAGTGTCCGATCAGGTGTCAGAAATGAAGGGGTCTTTGGATAATATCGGCGGGTCCGTGGATATGATCCTGGATACTTTAATGAAGCCGGAGAACAAATCATGAGCCTGAACGATACCATATCCCAGCACCTGCGGATAACCCTGCTTCGGCTGCTGGAAGAGACGGCCAGCTATTCGCTGAATGAATCCATCCTGGCGGACGGGACCGAGCCATACGGGTTTACACCTGGCCGGGACCGGGTGCGCACGGAGCTGGCATGGCTGGCAGACCAGGGGCTGGTGGAACTGGATGACGACCCGGGCATCATGGTTGCCACGCTGACCACACGGGGCCTGGACGCGGCAAAAGGCCGGGTTACGGTGCCGGGGGTGCGTCGGCCCACGCCAAGGATGAAACGGCGGTAAATATGGCCAAAAACAAACGTAAAGGCCGGGGACGGCCCTCATCCATAGACCAGCTGCCGGAAGATCTGCGGGTGGAGATCAACGCGGCCCTGAGGGACCGGCGCTTGACCCAGACCAAGATCCTTGAGGCGATCAACCCCGTGCTCCAGGTCCGGGGGGAGAAGCCAATAAGTAAGAGTGCCCTGGGGCGGTACGCCATGGCCGTGGAGGAGAAAGGGGCCATGATGCGCGAGGCCCGGGAGGCTGCAGACGCTTTGGTGGGCGGTCTAAACGAACAGAAAGGCACGGATATCGGCCGGGGTGTGACGGAGATTGTGAAGACCCTGGCGTTTAATCTGGTGCTCAATGGCGGCGAAGTGGACGTGGACACCCTGAACAAGATCGCTTTGATATCCCAGCGCATTGAGCGGTCCAGCAAAATCACCCTGGATCGGGAGAACCAGGTGAGAAAACAGGCCCAGGAAGAGGCCCTTGCCGCAGTGGAACAGACCCTGGGAGACCATATCCCGGATGCGGAACGACTCAAAGAGATCCGGAGCATGCTGAACCTATGACAGGCAGAGCCAATAACATACCCAAGGCGCCGGGCAAACTGTTTTTGCCGTACCAGGACGCATGGATTGCGGACCAGAGCCGGCTTAAGCTCATGGAGAAATCCCGGCAGATCGGGTTGTCCTGGAGCTCTGCTTTTGCAACGGTGGAGCGCACGGCACCCAGGGAGGCAAAGCACGACCAGTGGGTCTCTTCCAGGGATGATATCCAGGCCAGGCTTTTTCTTGAGGACTGCAAGAAGTTTGCGGGCATGCTCAATGCCGTAGCAAAGGATATGGGCGTGATGGTGGTAGACGATGCCAAAAAGCTGTCGGCCTATGTGATCAGCTTTGCCAACGGCAAGCGCATCCACTCCATGAGTTCCAACGCCGATGCCCAGGCCGGTAAGCGGGGCGGGCGTGTGCTCGACGAATTTGCCCTGCATCCTGACCCAAGAAAGCTTTATTCCATCGCCTATCCGGGCATCACCTGGGGCGGTCAGATGGAGATCATCTCCACCCACCGGGGATCGGCCAACTTTTTCAACGAGCTGGTGGAGGATATCAAGCACCGGGGCAACCCCAAGGGATTTTCCCTGCACACGGTGACCCTGGAGACGGCCCTGGACCAGGGCTTTTTATTCAAGCTCCAGGAGAACCTGCCTCGGGGACATGAGTGCCTGGAGATGGATGAGCAGGATTACTTTGATTTTATCCGGTCCGGGTGTGCGTCCGAAGAGCAGTTCCTCCAGGAGTACATGTGTGTGCCGGCGGACGATGCAGGGGCGTTTATCTCCTATGACATGATTGCCGCCTGTGAGTACCGGCCGGGCGTGGTGTGGGAGATGACCGGGGATGAAAAGGAGTTGTACCTGGGTATGGACGTGGGCCGGACCAGTGATTTGACGGTGATGTGGATTTTGGAACGGGTCTCCGGGACCTTTTTTACCCGGCGGATCATTACCCTTCAGAACCGGACATTTTCGGAGCAGGAGACGGTTTTATATGATCTATTGGCAGTTCCCGCTGTTCGGCGGGTCTGTATTGATTCAACTGGACTGGGTATGCAGCTTGTCGAGCGTGCCCAGGAGAAATTCGGAACTTACCGGGTTGAGGGGGTGCGTTTTTCAGCGCAGATCAAGGAGGAACTGGCGTATCCGGTCCGGGCGCTATTCGAAGACAAGGCTGTCAAGATCCCCAAGGATGACCAGATCCGGGCGGATTTGCGTGGCATTAAAAAAGTGACCACGGCAGCCGGAAATATCCGGTTTGAGGCGGACCGTGGGGCCAATGGCCACAGTGACCGATTCTGGGCGCTGGCCTTGGCAATCCATGCGGCGGACCAGCCGGTGGGAGATATCGAATACGAATCCGTCACGCCACGGCGGTTTAAGAAAGCGGGGTGCTGGTGATGCGCAGGATCTACGATCAGTTCATGAGGCTGCTGAAGCGGCCGGAAAAGAGGCCGGACAGAAATCCCATGCCGGCGGCGCCCCTGACCGACGGGTTTCGGGATTATGTGGCGGACGGGTTAACGCCGGAGCGGCTGGCAGAGCTGCTTAAAGAGGCGGACGCAGGCGAGATCAGCCGCCAGGCCGAGCTGTTTGACCAGATCGAGGAGCGGGACGGCCACATTACCGGGGATATGTCCAAGCGTCGCAACGTGATACTGGACGCAGATTTCGTACTGGAGCCGGCGTCCGATGACAAGCGGGACCATGCAGTGGCCGAGGCGGTCAATGAATACCTGGACGGGATTACCAACTGGCCGGATATCCTGGTCTCCCTCCAGGACGCCGTGGGCAAGGGGTATGCCCCAATTGAGCTGCACTGGGATTATTCCGAGGGCCAGGTGTGGGTGGACAAGTTTGAGTTTATTGAACAGAAGCGGTTCAGGTTTACGGACGGGTCCGGGATTTTAAGCCGTGTGCCGCTGTTGATTACGGATGAAGATCCGCTGGGTATTGATATCCCTCCGTTCAGGGTGATGATGCACAGGTACGGCGGTATGTCAGGACATGTGGTACGTGCAGGGATCTACCGGATATGCGCCTGGTGGTATCTGTTTAAGAATTATTCGGTCAAGGACTGGGTTATATTCTGCGAGGTGTACGGCATGCCCCTGCGCCTTGGCAAGTATGATCCGGGTGCCAGCAAGGAGGACAAGGAGGCGCTTGCCATTGCCGTGCAGGCCCTTGGCACCGATGCGGCGGGGATTATCTCAAAGTCTACAGAGATCTCTTTTGAAAACGCAATGTCCGGACAAGCATCCGGCGACCTTTACAAGGGCCTGGCCGGTTTTGCCAACAAGGAGATGTCAAAGGCGATTCTGGGCGGGACGCTCACTAGTGATGTTGACGGCCGGGGCGCTTATGCGGCTGCAAACACCCATAACGATGTGCGGCATGATCTGATCAATGCCGATGCCAGAGCCCTTGCCGGCACCATCCGTGGCCAGCTGATACGGCCATGGGTGGGGTTCAACTTCGGGTGGGACGTTGCAGTGCCAAAATACCGGGGTTCGTTCAAAAAATTTAATCCGGAGGAACATGCCGAACTGCTGGATAAATTCGCCGACCGGATGGATATCCCCGTCTCCCATGTGCGGGAGAAATTCAACATCCCTGCCCCGGAAAAGGATGAAGAGTGCCTTCGGGCTAAAATTGCCCCTAAAAATGAGATTGAGGCGTCTATGGTACATGTAGCTGCGAAACAGCCAAATGAGCCTGAAAACGAAGAAATGGACTTCACAGGCATGGTTTTGGAACAGATCGGGGAAGCGTCTGACACATCCATTGCCGCGATGCTGGAGCCGGTAAAAGAGATCCTGGCCGGGGCGGAGTCTTTGGAAGAGTTCCGTGATGCCCTGGTCCGGGCCTGGCCGGACATGGACACGGCGGCCCTGGGGTCTGTGATTGAACGGGCCATGCTGGCGTCGGAGCTGGGCGGGCGGTATGAGGCGTCAAATGGTTAAGGCGTCTGTGGAATACGGTGCCATGCCTTTTAATGAGGCGATCCGGTTTTTCAGGGACAAGCTTAATGTGCCCACGGAGCGGTATGACGACCTTGCCAAGGAGATGCACGCCAAGGGGTTTATGGTGGCCGGGGCAATGAAGGCCGAGCTGTTGACAGATCTGCGTGGGGCAGTTGACCGTGTGATTGCCGGAGGCGGCACCCTGGAGAGCTTTAGAACAGATTTTGACAAGATTGTATCGGATCACGGCTGGCGGTACAAGGGCGGCCGGAACTGGCGCACCCGGGTGATTTACCATACAAATCTGCGCAGCGCTTATAACACGGGGCGGTGGGAACAGGTGACTGATCCGGATGTTGTGCGCTTGCGGCCCTATCTGATGTATCGGCACTCCGGCTCGGCCAATCCCAGGCCCAAACATCAAGCCTGGAACGGATTAGTACTGCCATATAACGATCCCTGGTGGGACAGTCACGCGCCCCAGAACGGATGGGGGTGCAACTGCCGGGTGGATTCCGTGTCTGACAGAGATTTGAAACGCATGGGAAAGAAAGGTCCGGATACGGCACCGGAGATTAAGTACCGGGAGTATACGGACCGGGACGGCAACGTCAAGCAGGTTCCCCAGGGAATTGACCCGGGGTTTGATTACAACCCTGGGAAGGCCAGAGACAGATCTTACAAGGTGCTGGCGGATCGGATGGAGACACTGGATTATGACATTGCCCGTCCGTTTGTGTCCGAGTTCTTAAAGGGGCCGGTGTTTGAACGGTTTTTTGATGGCAAGATTGCCGGTGAGTTCCCGGTGGCTGTGTTGTCCGGAGCGGATAGAGCGGCCATGGGCAGCAAGGCCCAGACGGTCTGGATCTCCAAAGCACATATTGATGCCATCAAGTCCGCTGCCCCTGACATTTCCATTGATGATTTTTCACTGATTCAGACACTCATCGAAACCGGGAATGTCATCAGGCATGGGGATGCCTTACAGATCGTCAGCGATGTAGCGGATAAGCGCTATAAAGCCACGATGGTACAGGGCAGCAGGCACTATTCAATCACGCAGCTTGAGGCAAAGGATAAAGGATTTTAAGCATGTTAAAAATTTTACAGATGATTGCTTCCCTGGATACAGATACCGGCAAAGCCCCGGAATGGGTGCTGCTGTTTGCAGCCGGATGGGGACGTCTTGCCGACGGCAAAAAGTTTTTGGTGGACCAGGCGGGTTTCAAACTGATGATGGAAGCCATCCGGAGCCGGGGCAACCAGATCCATTTTGATTACGAGCATGCCAGTGTCCAGCATCGCGGCGAGATTGCCGCCGGTGCACCGGCGGCCGGGTGGATTGAGGAACTGGCCTGGGAAGACGGAAAGGGCATCATGGCCCGTGTTTCCTGGACCGATAAGGCTGCGGCCCATCTGGCGGCCCGGGAGTACAAGTATTTTTCCCCGGTGTTCGGGATCAAAAAAAGTGACAAACGGGTCTGCTATCTGGACAGCGTGGCGCTGACCAATCGGCCCAAGACCGATAATTTAACGCCCATCCTGGCGGCGCTTGAAGCCGGGATGGTGGAGAACGAGGAGACAATTATGGACAGAGAAAAATTGATCGCCGCCCTGGGGCTGGCTGAAGATGCCACGGACGATATGATTGTGGCCGCTATCGCCGCGCTTGGGGTGAAACTGCCGGAGGGCGAGGCTAAAGAGGTCATGCCGGAACGGGTTACCGCCGCACTGGGGCTTAAGCCCGATGACACGGTATCTGTTGTGGAGGCGTCCATCCTGGCCCTGAAGCAGACCGCAAGTACAGGTGCAACTGCAGACCAGCTCAAGGCCCTTGAGGACCGGCTGGCGGAACGGGACGCGGCGGACGCGGTGGCGGCGGCTATGGATGCCGGGAAGGTTACTCCGGCGCAAAAGGATTGGGCCATGGACTATGCCCGCAAGGATCTGGACGGCTTTAAGGTGTATGTGGCCAAGGCGTCTGTGGTGGTGCCCATGGACAAATTGCCAGGGAGATCGTTTACACCGGACGACTCAAAAAACAAAGACGCCGTTATGCAGGTGGCCGGCATGATGGATGTTGACCCTGATGATTTGACGGAAAAAGAATAGTCATTTTGTCATCACTTTAACCTGAAATTTGAGAGGAAACAGACATGACGGCATTAACGGAAGACCGGGATACCCGGAGAAAGGACGGCAGGATCGGTCAGGGGCCGGTTGCAGCCTCGACCAAACTCTATGGCGGGGGCATGGTTTGCCATAATGCGGCCGGTTATGTGGTGCCAGGCTCTGACACGGCAGGGCTTGTGCTTGCCGGGGTATGCGCCGGACAGCAGGACAACTCCGCCGGGGCCAACGGCGATCTGACCGCAGAGTACGAGCGGGACGGCCTGCACCTGATGAACTTCAGCGGCACGGCGACCCAGGCCAATGTAGGGGACAGCGTCTGCATCGTAGATGACCAGACCGTGGCCCTGGCCGCAACGACCACCAACGGCATCCCGGCCGGTAAAATTGCCGAGTTCGTCGTCAGTAACAAGGTATATGTGGATATTGCCCCGGCCGTTCAGTAGCCGGTGCTGATCCCGTATTGATGAAAGACATAACATCTTAGGAGATAGATAACATGCTGCTGAATAAATCAAACATTATAGCGGTGTTTACGGTTCTAAAAACCGTATTTAACAAAGCGTTTGAAGCCGCGCCGTCCATCTGGGAACAGACGTCCATGAAAGTGCCCATGGGAACCGGAGCGATCATGGATTTTTCTTGGATCGCAAGATTCCCAAAAATGCGCAAATGGATCGGAGACAAGGTGTACCGGAAATTGAAGGTGCATCAGTACTCGGTGGTGGTGGATGACTGGGAGGCCACGGTGGTGGTCAAACGAAACGATATCGAAGATGACCAGATCGGTATTTACAAGCCAATGGCACAGGATGCAGGGTTCTCGGCTAAGCAGTTACCGGATGAGATTGACGCGGACCTGAAGAACA